AATGATCCATTTTGTTATCCAAGAAGACCTGGAGTAGAAGATCCTTCAGCAGAATATGCTCATGGTATACCAAAAGATGCAAATGGTAATTATCTTAATGGTTTTTTACCATTTGGTGGATTTCCAGGAGTAAGCAAACCAGAAGTATAATATTATGATTACTCAAGATATAAAAAATTCTATTAAAAAACAATCTTTAAAAGATTTTCCATTAGAAACTTGTGGATTTATTGTAGAAAAAAATAATGAAATTAAAATGTTAAAATGTAAAAATATAGATGAAAATCCTGCAATAAATTTTAGGATATCATCATCAGATTATTTAAAAATAAAAAAAGAATATAATATATTATATATTTACCATAGCCACCCAGTTAAACAAGACTTTTTTTCCCAAACAGATATATCTACAGCTAATAATTTAAATCTACCAATGATTTTATATTCAATCATAAGCGATTTATTTAAAATATATAATCCTAAAAAATATATAAAATATTTAAATTTAAATTTTAAATATAAAGAAAACGATTGTTTAACATTAATCAAAAATTATTATTTCAAAGAATTAAATCAAAATATAAATATAAATAGAATATACGATGTATTTGAAAAAAAATTACATTTTTCAGATCTTTCCTCTATAACAAAAGAAAATTTTATTAACTCTCAAAATTTTAAAGAAATACAAACCCAAGATTTAAAAGAAAATGATATAGTCTTGCTTATTAACACGAATAATTATCCATGTCATTATGGATTATACATTGATAACTATCAAATTCTACATCAAACAGTTTTATCAAAATCTAGAATAGATAATTATTTTGAAAAACAAAGCCAAATTTTATTTGGATTAAGGATGAATAATTTATGAAAATATATTTTCATGGTATACTTGCAGAAGAAATTGGCGAATCCTGGGATTTAGAAGTTTCTAGTGTCGCAGAAGCTATGAGGGCTATCGAAGCTAATACAAAAAAATTAAGAAAATGGTTTTTAAGCAATATTGAAACTTATGAATATCAAGTGTTAGTAAATAAAAAAAATTTTTTGACACAAGATTTAACTGGAAATATTTCTGAAAAACATATATTCAATTCAGAATTATATGCAAATATTGAAGACGAGGCCGAATCTATAGATATTGTTCCAATCGTAAAAGGTTCATGGATGCTTTTCGGTTTAGGAGCTTTACTTTTTGCTGGAGGAGCAGCTTTAGCTGCCACTACAGTTTACGTAGGAGTAGGAATAACTCTTGCTGTAGTAGGACTTGGTTTAATAGCGGCTGGCACAAGTCAACTTTTATCAAAACCACCACCAACGGTCCCATTTACTGCTCAACAGGTAAATCCAATACAGGGAGATGGTGAAAGTGGTGGACCTGTATCATATTTATTTAATGGTCCAGTTAATACCGCTGGAGAAGGAGGTCCTGTTCCAATAGGATATGGAGAACTAACTGTTGGAGGACATTCGGTAGTTAGTAATTATGAAATTATGTATAGACTTTATAAATCTGATTTTACAGACGAAACTCTCCAAGCGTCTATTTATGGAGCTGATAGATATTTACTTAATAGTAGAGGCTTTTTAGCCTCTCAACAACCATTTTTCGCGGAGCCATAATATGGGTAATAGCAATAAATATGCAGAAGGATTTAGAAATATACTTTATCCATTTAATATTGGTTTTACATATTGTGGTTATAATTTTCCAGAAAGTACCGCTCAAGATTCTCCAGGATGTTTAAATATAAGTTTTTCTGGTGGCCATATTTCTGATGATCTTGGCGTAAGCAGAACAGGTGGAGTTGGAGAAAATAAAATACCTTATCAACTGGATATGGCCACAAGAAAATATGGATGGGGGCCAAGTGGATATTATCATTTTGATAATGCCGTAAGAGGCATAAATAGAACACCCCAAATCGGTGACGCATTTTTGACAGATATAAATCTTCACAGAAGAATCTCTTCTAGACCGTATCCATTCGGTGCAATAGGAGGTTTTAATTCAACAAGTAATACTGGTCCATTAGCAGGAGTTAATGCTGCTGCAATAAGCCCAATTCCTCCAATGTTAAGTACGATATTTCCTGGCACAAGTAGGGTAAATAATATTTCAGAAAGAGTCATAAACCAACGAGGAATAAATGCTATAGCAAATATAAATATTTTAGATTTAATATCCGAAGGCCCAATAGAAGGTTTGGTAACGGGAAGATATATTTATAATACTTTGGGCAAAAAACAAGGTGACATAGGATATTCTTCTGCTCAATTTCAACCATTCATATCTACAGTAAATCCTAATACAAAAAAAGAATCAAGATCAATTTTTTGGAACGATACGCCTGTTGCAGATAATCAAGGTTTTTATAATTTTCAACAAATAGATTTTAAATATTCATATGGAGAAAAAGATAATGCTCATACAATATATAATCCATATATTAACTTATATGAAGATCGAACAGATTATTATGGTAGAAAAGTAGATGTGAATAAAATACCATTTCCAACATCAGTTACCAGATCAATTGCAGAAAAAGCATATGGTGGATATTTAAAAGATGGACCAGCAGGTAGCAACGCAGATTATACAAAAGTTTTATATCCAAGAACTTATTATATATATAATAAAGAAGTATCTTCAATAGATGTAAACATAGAAGTTCAAGGATTAAATGAGCAAATTTTAAGCGGAATTAATGCGGGAGATATAGAATGGAAAGATATGGATATTACGTTTGGTGTTTCTCGTTTAATGAATAATATGGATGTAATTAAATTAGATACATCTAAATATTATCCATATAAAACTGATACTTATTCCGTAGATACCGTGGTGGTTCAGGGTAGAATAACATCTCCAATTATTTTTGCCTATCATATAAATTTAAGGCCATATGCAGAAAATTATCCAAGATTTGAAATGTTTGATAATCAGATTGGATGGGTTATAGACGTTACACAAAATACTATAGAAGGCATAGGAAGTTCCTTACTTTCTTCTGCTTATGTCCATTCTATAACTGAATTTTATTCTGATAGATTTTCTTATCCAGAAACAGCTATGATTTTATCTAAATTTGATGGAAGATATTTTGATAGTATACCTAATAGAAGTTATAAATTAAGATTATTGAAAGTAAAAGTTCCAATTAATTATGACCCAATAACAAAAAATTATTCTGGACCTTGGAATGGAAAATTTAAAGTTGCTTGGACAGACAATCCAGCATGGTGCTTTTATGATCTTGTATCAAATAAAAAATATGGTTTGGGTAAATATATAAATATAGATTTAATTGATAAATGGGGATTATATGAAATTGCTCAATATTGTGATGAATTAGTTGATGATGGATCTAACGGTTTAGAACCAAGATTTAAATGCAATTTATATATCACAAACAAAGAAGAAGCCTATAAAGTTTTAAATGATATGGCTAGTATTTTTAGAGGTATTTTATATTATTCAGCTGGACAAATAATAGTATCTCAAGACTCTCCTAAAGATCCAATTTATATATTTAACAATAGTAATGTAATTGGAGGAAATTTTATTTATTCAGATGCATCTAAAAAATCTAGAAAAACAGTAGCATTTGTAAGATTTAACGATGAATTAGATAATTATAAACCAGCAATTGAATATGTTGAAGATCAAAATTCAATAATGAAATATGGAATAAGAGAAACAGAAATTTCAGCGTTTGGGTGCACAACAAGAAACCAAGCCCGAAGACTTGGTAAATGGCTTCTAGTTACAGAAAATCAAGAAACAGAATTAATTGATTTTGAAGTAGGATTAGAAGGAAATTTTGTAAAACCTGGGGATATCATACAAGTATATGATCAAAATAGAAAAAATCAAATTTATGGAGGAAGAACTTTAGAATTAACAACTGGATATGCAATTTTAGATATTCCATATAATAATACTAATTTATATGGATTAACAGGAGTTAATAGAAACTTTGATTTTGATGTATTAACTCCAAGTTATGATCTTAAATTAGGAACAGATTTAGCAAATATGTACATGACTGGATTTTCAGATATAACTTCTTCTGGCTCCACTGGAATAAATGAATCTTTCCTAAGAAGATCTCAATTACAAAAAGTTAGTTATATAAATTATAATCAGTCGCTTTTTACTAGTGGATCAGGTATATATTCAAATTATATAAAGATTAATTTTCCTAAAGCAATTTCTGCTTCTGGATATAATTTAAGTCAAAACACAGTATGGACTATAGATATTTCTAATTCAGGCTATGGGGGCGTGGATGGTGTAGGTTTAAATACTCAACCTCTAATAGATAATGATAGTTTTAAAAAATATCCAGGATACTATCTTGAATCATATTTAAATAAAATTAAAAAATATAGAGTATTAAATGTTGTAGAAAAAGATCAAAATACTTTTTCCATTAATGCTTTAGAATATAATTCTGAAAAATATGATAATATTGATAATGTAGGATCATTCACTACTCAATCGACTATAAATAGAGAAATACCTAGCCAGCCATTCTTAACTTTAAGTGGAATATTTCGTAGTCCATCATCAAATTCTAATTGCGTTGCTAATCCGTGTGATGGTAGAATTTATACGACAAATCAAGGAGGCATAAATAGTATAATGTATGATATTTCTACTCCAACAAACTCAAATGGACTTAGCTTCTATAGAGTTTATTTTAAATCTGGAGCTTTTTCGAGCAGTACTCAATCTGAAGAGGAATATTTAATTAATCTTATAACCCCAACTGACTTGTCCCAAAGAGGCACCACGTCTCAAAACTGGATAAATGGAAATACTCCTTATTTTTCTACTCCATTATACACTGGATCATATTACGTAAGAGTTTATGCTGAAAATAAATTAAAAGAAAGATCAGATTATATTGAAAAGATTTTTCACTTAACTAATCAAGCCTCCTCATTTAGCGTAATTGCTTCTGGTTTTAATATTGTATAATAATTATGAAAATAAAACATATAAATCCTACTATCGAATGGCAAACAATTAAAAATATTAATTTTTTTAATACAAACTCAAAACTACCTGCGTATAATATAACAATAAAAAATGAAGATACTATTTTAGAACAAATTCTAGATACAAAAGATTATATTTATACAGAGGATCGAAGATTTTCTGATGATATAGATTTAAAAAAACCAAAATTCTATTCCTCACAAGCTAAAAATAGTATAAATCATGCTTATACTTTTCATTTTATTAAAAATTATGGAATTTATAAAAAAATTTACAACAAACCTGGATTTTTTAAAAATTTAAAATTTATTATAGATTATGTTGATACCCCAGATATTGACTACCAATTTGATATACAGTATTGCGAAATTGAAAATTTAAATCAAAATTCATTGCTAAATAAAATATATAGAAGTAATGATCTTTTATCTTTAAAGTTATTGATAAATATTAAACATTTTCAAGAAAAAGAAATATCATCTATTTTAATTTTAGGATCAACAACTAATCGAAATCTTAAAAGTATATTAATTGAAGAAATAGATAAAAAATGGTTAAATGTTAATCAAGAAACAGCTTTATTAACTATTCCATTTATAGAAAATGAAATAGTAGAAATTTCAGATAAATTAAATGTAAAAATAATTCCATTAAATAACGTACAAAGTCAAATTTATAATTTTTTGAAATCACACGAATCAGAAGAAAAAATAAATAAAATGTTTGAAGAGTTTTTTCCAAATCAAATTTTTAATATAGAAAACGTTGGAAAACAAATAGAAAACAACGAAACTTTAATAGTTTATCAAAATTATATTTATTTATTTAATAAAGATAGTTTAAATTCAAATTCTTTAGATTTAACAAAAATAAATGAAATTGAATTTAATAAATATTATCCATTATTAAATAAATCTGAAATAAATAAAACTATATGTATCAATTGCGATGTAGATGAAGACTCTCATTCAAATAATTCATTTAATTTAAACAAAGATTATCTAGGGTATTTTTATAAAGATTTAGATCTTTATAGAGATATAAACTCTGATTTAAGCACTTTAATAAGTAAAAATATTCGTCAAGTAAAAATATTAGAAATAAATGAAGAAAATAATATCTGTGATCTTTATATTGAATTTATTACTAATTTTTATAATAACGAAAAATTCTATATTGAAACGAGTAGTGATCTTAAATTTTATGAAAAATATTATAGCAAAATAGATAACAAAGATTATATTACTTTTCTTTTTAAATATTCTTATGATTTAATAGACTTAAATAATTATTTAATAAACCATCCTAATGAAAATCGATCTCAAATAATTTCTGGAAAAAGTATTTTGAATTTTACTGGTAAAATTATTTTATAAATTATCTTTTCCTGTAAACAGAACTACTCAACAATCCTCCTGGTCTTTGCTGTTCTGTAATTACAGATATAACTTGATTTTTAATTTGTTCCCCTAACATTCTAGATTTATTTTTTTCATTATCATTACTTGTCATTCCTTGTGTTTGGGAGGATTGTTCTGCTCCTTGTTGATTTAAATTAACTGTAACACTCACATTGTTTGTTGGGGAATAATTATTTGCATTTTCATTTGTCATTCCATTTCCAACTATACCTCCATCAGCAAATTTTTTAGCTTTTCCAGAATTGAGATCATCAAAGAATTTTTTACCATACATATTGACAGCTTCTCTTTTCATAACAAATTCGCCGCCCATAAGAAGAGCTGGAATATCATCTTTACCGCTAGAACCTCCGTTTGCAAAACCTTGAATATATCCACCGCTAGCTTTACCTAATTTTAATCTTCCTCCAGAATATGGAGCAGGTTGAGTAGGCTTATAAGTAGTGCTACCATAACCAGATCTTAAATTTACATCATTTACAGCGGTAGCTCTTCTTACCTCTTGAGAGCCCAATGGAGATCCAGCACCAAATACACTCTTAAATCCTCCAGCCGCACTAAATGCGCCGAGTCCAGCTCCAGCAAGCCCTAATAATCCTTGGAAATATGCTCCTCGTTCTGCTGCTCTTTTTTGTTTATTATAATTATCTTGAATTTCTTTATTTAATCTTTGATTTTCTGCATAAGCCTCTTCATTAGCTTGTCTAACGCCATCAACATAATTCAAATATTCATATAAAGCTCCCTCTCTTTCTTGTCTTATTTTATTTTTAGGATTATTTGGATCAATAAGAGCCTGTAGACTTAAATCTGAACTTACAATATTTTGTCCAGCAGTTGGATAAAGAGGATCATTGTATCTGTAAATGTTTGCTCCAAGATATGAAACTTCTCCACCAGTCGCAAATCTTTGAACTCTTCCACCGTACTTAAAATAATTGTCTTCCATGTTACCCCGTCTTCTGCCCGTGCTTATACTAGAATTTGGAGCAGCACTGGTAGCGGTGGTAGCGGTATTCATAGATTGATTACTTCTGGATTGATTGATTTTAGCTGCAAGACTGGGACCGACTGCTGCCATCCCTATTGAAGCTATCTTAGCCCCAGGACTATTACCAAAAAATCCAGGTCTTGTAATAGCAGTAACCGCAGCAGTGCCAAAATCAGCGGGTCCACCACCAGAACGTTTTTCGACTTTTCCTTCATTTAACATTTGTAAATATTCTGGACCATATTTTTTAACAGCATTTTTTCTAATAACATACTCTCCACCACTTAACATAGCTGGAATGTCATCTTTATTTCCTGATCCACCAATAACACGTCCTCCAGTAGAATATCCTTTAATTATT